ATCAATTCTGACCATTTCAAGAGTATACCTATCTTCATTAATATGCTCCTGTTCCCACTTCAACTCCAAGGACCTTTTTGCTTTGTATAGGTCTTGTATCATAAACAACCTCCTCAAAAGTTATTCTGTTTAATCCCGTATGATAGCTTTCTCCGAGATCTTCCCATTTTATACTGCTTTCTCCTAGTTTGTCAAGTATTGCATCTTCAACAGATTTAGGGTTATCTTCTGCTAATAATTTAAATTTAGCATGATGATTGTAAGCCCATATATTTACTAAGAAATTTTTCATTTATATCTTTATTTTAATATTAAAAAAGAGGCCGTTTTTTAAGCGGCCTCTTAAACTTTTTGTAATTAAGCACCTGCAACGCCGAAGATACCTCTATAGTCAGAAACTCCAAAAGAGTATCTTTCTCTAGCTTTATATCTTACGTTACCAGTTGAAAAGTCACCTTCCATTTTCGTTTGGATAGGTAGTCTTTCAAAGTACTTCATACCATTTGGTACATCAGTAATGATGTAGAAAGAATCAATGTCTGTTAAATAGTGATTGATTCTATAACCTTCAGGAATCATACCCATATTTTTTAGTGCATTGATGTCATTGTCTGCAGTACCAGTTCTACCTTGAGATTTTAATAATCTCTCAGCGTTAAACTGATTTTCAGAAGGAACAATCATTTTCATTCCTCTAGCTGCAATCTTTAACCCTCTTTCATCAGTCATTGCAGCGATGTCTATCATAGACTGCTCCAATGATGTTTCATTAAGGTCGGCTTGCGTTTGTAACGTGTTAGACACATTGCCAGCAATAGTTGCGTGATTTGTAGCAAATAAATTGCTTCCATCACCTGATCTGAATGCAACAGCTGCTGCAACTCCAGGTAGACCTTGGTTTAATGTAAAGGCAGCTTTAATCTGCTTTGCATTAGCCATAGATCTTGCTAGTGCTTTTGTGTATCTAGACGCAAGTCTATCATACAAGTTATCTTCCATAGCTTCTTCAGTTAAAGCAAATGCAAGTGCCACAGTTTCATTTGTGTATCTTGCAGTATATGTTTCTTGTGCGTTGTCAAATGCAACCGCAGAACCTTCTGGTTTTACGTAAGCATTAGCAAAGCCTGATAACATTACTTCTTCTTCAAACGCTCTGTCTGATGATTCTTTTGCATAAATTTCTTCATGCTCTGAATCGTATCTTTTATACTCAAGTCCGAACAAGGCGTTTAAACCTGGCTCAAGCTCTTTTACGAGTTGTTGTCGTGATATTGCCATAATTTATACCCCTATATTCCCGCTACGCCAGAACCCAATAAATGGTCACATAACATTACTCTGAAATTTACATTCGGATTAGTTAGTTCGTCATTTTCTGGATCTCTAGACACACCTAGGATTTTTAATTGTTGAACCGTTGTATTTAGAGTTCCATCGTCTAACTCCATACTTGATACACCGTTTATTGTACTTCCATTAGCATTACCTACAGTATCTGCTGTTTGGAAAATGTCCGCCTGTGCTGACGCTCCTGCATTGTCTGATTGAACTTCAAACATTTGCATTGGACTGTCGTACACAAAACATTCAATTGCGCCACCATTAGCCGGTGTTATACTACCCGGATAAAAGTTAGCGAAGGTTGGTTTTTGAGTTGTTGGATCATCGTAAAAACACCCCCAAAATGCGCCAAGGTTGCTACTACCAGCATCTGCTGCTAGATCTGCAAAACCTGCAACAACACCTGCTGTTACGGCTCCTTGAAATATTACTGATGTATCACCAGGTAATATATTGTATTGGCTCATTCCAGTGGAATCATCTTGTTGACCAACAGTTTTTAACGGTCTAAGACCGAAAGCTGCATCTATATTAGCCATATTTGTTTCCTCTGTTTTGTAACTATAAATAGTTACGATTAATTTAAATCCGTTGGGTCGTAATTGTTAAAAAACTTTTACTTACCACCGAAAGATTTGCTAGAACGTGCGTCATAAGTCATGGGCATGCTCGGGTGCTGATCCTTCAATAAATCGGTTTTTACAGCTTCATCTCGTTCTCTAGCTTTATCACTATAGAATTTGGTTCTTGCTTGTGCGATCTCCTCAGGTATTCTGGCCAGCAACAGACCTCCAACTCCGATAACTCCCTTGTATTTACCATCTCCCACAATTGGAAAGCCGCCTTCGTATTCGTCTGCTCTAACTAATTCATAACCTGATCTTAATTTACCAGCTATGTTTTTAGTGTCATCGAATCCTAGGCTTTCAGCTCTTATCCATCTGTGTCGGAATCCATCCGGTGGTGCAGGGCTATCTAAAGCATTTGGTTCTTTCCAAACAACAGGACGCTTTACAGCTTCTCTACTGTCGGATGCACGGGAGTCTCTTACTACTTCTTCTGTAACCTCCGATTTAATTTCTTCGATTACTTTAGTTTCATTATTTTTCATATGCGATTACTCCTCTATGTTTAATTGTTTAGCATATTCTTCAAGTGGCACGTTCAGTTTTCTAGCAATTGCTACCTGTGATGGCGTGAGTTGCACAGTTCTGCGATTAGCCTTATTAACTCCTCTTGTAGCAGAAGCTACAGTTTGAGTAGGCTTGGTCGTATTGGTAGTTGTACCAAATTTGTGGGGAAATTCAAGTTTTATTCTTCTATCTAATTCCACATAATAATCACCAGATTGGGGGTCATAACCCTCTTCTTCTACTAGTGTTTTATGAACATCAAACGCAGTATATGTCATGGCATTATCTTTACCAAACCATTCGTTTTTCTCTGCCCATTCTGATGCTCTTGCATCAGGTCTTGGTATTTGTTGTTGATTAGGAGCAACTGGTTGTTGATTAACAGGTGCTTTAACTTCTCTCTCCGTTTGTTGAACTTTCATTTCAGCTAATCTAGCTTCTTCATAACCTAATTTAGCTATTTCTTTAGATGCTTCAACTTCAGATTTAATATCATTGTTTTCTCTGGCAGCAACAAGTTTAGCTTGAGCTGCTTCTATTCCAGAAACAATTCTACCTTCCATTTCAGAAACAAACCCTTTGTCTATTTTAGACAATCTATCTTTAAGAGTTTTTTGTTCGACTATAACAGATCTAGCATATTTAGTTGCTTCATCTTTTTGTCTCTCTGCTTCACGCATACGTTTAGTGAGTTTAGCAATTCTTTTCTTAACTCCGTCACTGTATTCTTCTAATTCTTTTTTAGGTTCAGTAGAAGTTTCTGCAGTTTTTTCTTCAGTAATTAACTCAGCTGGTTTTTCTTCAACTACAGTTTCTTCAACTACATTTACTTCTCCTTCAGGTTTTGTTTCAGGAATATCAACATTTTGAATTCCTTCTTTTATAGATTCCTCTGGTAAAGTAACCTCTACTCCAGGTCCTTCTGTGGGTAAGTCTATGATCTTATCTTCATTATTGTTTGGCATAGTTTCTCCTATTGTTTAATATTGATGTAAAATATCTGTTGGATTTTCTACAGTTGCTAGTACTTCGTCATCGTTTAAAAGACGTACTTCACCGCCTTCAATTTGAATTCGTGATCCTGCGTAACGTGCAAACACCACCCAATTTCCAACTTCACACCAGGGTCCAGAATTTTCAAATCTTTTTCCTGAATAAGCTTCAGGTCCCATTGCAAGAACATTTCCTACTTGAGAACCTACTTGTTGTTTTTCTAATGTAGACTCATTCATAATAAGACCACCCTTAGTTTTCTCATCCATTTTAAATGGTAAAACTAATATTCTCCAACCCGTAGGTCTGGGAAGTAAAGATGCTACATCTATTTTTTTTGGTTTTGATTTTTCTACACCTACTAAAGGTGTATTTGTTAACTCAATTTTAGAGTTCGAGTTTGTTGTTGTCTGCGTCTTCGTCATTGTTTTGCTCCTTATCTTTTAGCAGGTTAGAGATTTCCTGTAAAACTAGTTGATATGCTTTTAATTGACCTACCATATACTTGTATTTATCCCAATTGTCAACCTGGCCATTAATCATACCATTGGATATACTATCTTGAATTTCGGTTATGTTTTTTCGTAGTTTAAATACTACTTGCATTCCATCCATTATACTTTTCCTCCTTTCTTAACTTTTACACCGCCGCTTGGGTAATTAAATTTATTACTGCCTGCAACCGGAGAATAGCCAGCAACTTTTGTTTTACCACCAGAACCCAACGGTTTATCAATTAGTCCACCTTTTTTAAGTTCTTCTCTCATTTCTGCTGCAACCATAGATGCTATAGATTCTTCTGACATAACGCCATCTCCCATTTCTATTACACGGTCTTCAAATTCTTTTTTTCGTGCTGCACTATAATTTTTTGTATATATATCTGTTACGCTAGACATTATGATTTTGCTACCTTATTTTTATTAGGACCTTTTTTAATTATGTAGTCTTGAGTGCCATTGGCACCTGTTTCTACTTCTTTTTTCAAGGATCTAAAAATATTCATTTCTTTTACTTTCTTGTAATTACTCTTTAAAAAATTTTCGATAGACTTAGTGTCTCTCATTTAACTTTTTTTAGGACCT